GGCGGGTGGCCGACCTGCTCGACGGGGTGCAGCCGTGGAGCGTGCCGAGCGCTACGCGGCCTTGGCACGCTCCACGCCGACCGACCGGCGCGGCAGGTGGACTTGCACGGGCGCATAGGCGATGGGCAGGCCGTGCGCGTCCGCGTGGTCGAGCGCGTCTTCGAGCGCCTCCTTGGGCGTGCTGAAGGGCCGGGCGCTGATGACGATGGGCTGCTCGGGCGCGTAGATCTCCCACGACCACTCAGGGCGCAGCGGATCGGGCACGAGCTGCACGCGGAACGGCCCGGCGGAGGCGAGCGGAGGAGCCGCATGCGCGATGACGAGGTCGAGCACGACCTCGAAGCGCCGGGCGTCCCAGCAGGCCCGCAGGTGCGGGTCGCGGAAGGCGTCCGGGCGGGCCATCAGCGCACCGAGCGCGGCGGCGTGCCAGAGATCGGTGCGTGCGTCGAGGGCGTGGTCGTAGTCGCCAAAGTGATCGGCGTTGGCGAAGTCGCCAAAGTCCGTGTCTGGTGGGACGGTGGGCATCGGAGGAAGCAGCGCGGCGAACTGCTCGCGCAGGCTCATGCGCAGGGAGGGCGTGATGGGTGTTTCCATATTGGATGTAGATTGAGACGGCAGACCTGTAAAGCGATGGATCAGAACAGCCCCGTTACCGATGTCGTGCTTGATGCACTGGCCGAGATTCTTTCGGCGGTGAAGCCCGGCGAATACCCCGATCCGATGGTGGCGCGGATGCGCCTTGAAGCGCGGATCGAGAACCTGAAGGATGATGTCAAGCCCTACTCGACCTACGAGGATGGGCAGGATGCTCGGCGGCGCATCGAGGACAAGCTGGATGCACTCACGCGGGCCGTTCAGGCGCTTCAGCGGGCGGGATAAGGACGGACAGGTCGCGCAGTGGCTCGGCGAGGCAGACCTTATTGAGTTGGCGGTCGAGCACGTCGAGGCAGGTGGGCCACATGCCCTTGCGGTAGGCGACCAGCAGTTGATGCCCGACGAATGGGCGCAGGGCCTCGTGCCAGTAGTGCTCGTCGTGGAAGACGATGCCGAAGGCCGTGACGCGCACGGCGTGGAGGGTGACGTTGTCGATCATAGCGATCAGGCGGCTTGCGCGAAGGCGCGGGAGCGAATGGGCTGCACGAGGTGCAGACGGACGAGGTCGGACAGGCGGGTGGCGTAAGAGGGCGTGAGGGTTGCCTCGCCGCGCAGCATTCCAAGCAGGCGGCGGTAGGACAGCCCCTCGGCCTTGGCGTAGGTCTTGGCGTCGTGGCCTCGCATGGCGAGCGCGGCATAGACGTGCCGCTGCTGCGCCTCCGAGAGCAGGGAGCCGGGCAGGATTTTGTCCATCGTTTGGAGGGTTGCAGGATGAAGGTTTACATTCCCCCGCTTCGCGTCCGGGGGACTGTCTTTGGGACAGTCCTTTCAATCTACCCCAAAAAAGGAGTGGAGTCAATATCTCCAACCCAAAATTTATCCACAGGTAACCGCATTAAGGCAGTGCGGGAGGCTGAAGGATTGTCCCAAACGCGCTTTTCGGCCCTTTTGGGCACGAAACAGCAGACTCTCGCCAACTACGAAATTGACCGGACTCAACCTTCTGCGGATCTCTTGGGTAGGGTCGTGGCTGATTTTGGGGTAGACGCCCACTGGTTGCTCACCGGCGAGGGGGAGATGCGGCGCTCGGTGGCGCTGGCTCGTGCGGAGCCTGCCAGCCCGCCGCTCGCCGGTGATCACCAAGTGATCTACGACGTCGAAGACCAGCCGGTGTGGCGCTCGGGCACGCCCACGGTGCAGGTGCCGGTGTTCGACGTGCCGCTGGAGGCCGGGAAGATCAACCGCAAAGCCCGCCCGACGCAGGTGGATACGCTGGTGTCGTACGACCGCGTGTGGCGCGAGTGGCTGCGCAGTGAATGCCGCATTGACCCCGACCGCGCCTTTTACGCCCCTGTTCGTGGGCAGAGCATGGAAGACCTACTCTTCGATGGCGACTGGATACTGGGCGAGCGGCAAGACCATGTAGATCGGGACGGCGTTTTCGCCCTTGTGCTGAACGGCCTCCTCCTCATCAAGTACGTCCGCCCCGGCCTCCAGCGCGGGACGATTGACCTGATCAGCCGCAATCCCTCGTTCCCGCCGTACACGGCGCGTGAATCCGAGGGCGACGAGCTTCACATCATCGGGCGTTATGTGCGCCGCGTCTCCCGATAGAAACCATGTCCCGCCTCTTCGCTGCTGTGCTGGCCGTTTTGGCTCCCAGTTTAGCGTTTGCCCAGAAAGACCCCGCTGCATCTGGCAAAGTCCCTGTCACGGCAGATACCACGCAGCGCACTCCTCAAGAGAAACCCCGCCCCTCCTTGGAGCGCACCTTGCTGTGGCGGTGGATGGAGGTCGGAAGCCGAACGGACGCTTTTGTCCCATCGATAGCCATTGGGCAGCGGATTGGCTACGCTGGCTTCCGGTTTGGGGCCACCTATGGGCCGGAAAGTCTGTTAGAAGGCTACATAGATGGCCCTCCTCCCCATTCGTACACAACTACAGAGACCGTGCGAGGAAGCGGACTCTACGCCGATCTGTTGATGCTGTACGAGAATGAGCTTGATACATGGAAGGCTATACCGTTCGTGGGGGCGGGGGTCGCTGTGCAGCAGCGCTCGAATGTTGCAACGTCGGAGTTGAGCGGTGTCAAATATGTATGGGGGGAGACACCGAAGTTCTTCCTCACGGGCACGGCCGGGGTTCACATTCCTGTGGGGAGTCGATTCATTATAGGCGCATCAACCCACAGCCTGCAAGGCTGGTCGCTTGTCATAGGAGTGCGCCCATGAAGTTCACTCGGCGAACAGACCCGCTGCGTGCGATTGCCCGTAAAGTGCAGTGACTGCACTACCGTGCCTCGACGGTGAGGCTGACGCTGACGATGGAGTAGTCGGCAGTGACGGCGAGCGTTTCGGCGCGGGGGCCGGGGTTGAGATCGAGGACGTAGCGGCGGCCGTTGGCCGTCCAGTCGGGCGCATCGCGCAGGGCATCCACAAGGCTCTCGGCGAGGGCGAGGGCGTCGGTGCTGCCGTCCTCGGTGTCGAGGGCGTAGGTCTGCGTGACGACGAGCACGTCGAGCGCAGTGACGGTAGCGTGCGGGCCGGCCTCGACGGTTTTGCCGAGCACGAGGGCGGCGGGCATCGGAACGGTGAGGACGCCGCCGTTCTGCACGGCCTGTGCAATCTCGCCCGCGTAGGGCTTGACGGTGAGGAAGCCGAGGCCGAGGGCTTCGACGTGGGCGATGAGGTCGGTACGGGCGGTGTGCATTCCTTCGCTTCGCTCAGGATGAGGGTTAGGGGAGGAACCAGCCGTCGAAGCGGCGGGGCTTGGCGTTGAGGGAGAACGTGTCGGTGGAGCCGTCGGGAGCGCGGTCGGCTTCGTGTCCGAACTCGCCGCTGCGGTAGCGCTCCAGCATCTTCAGCGTGTCCTCGTAGTCGCGGACGATCTGCGGTTTGACCTGAAAGGCAGTGTTGCCGTGGCGCACGTCGAAGCACCGTTTGCGCACGAGCACGAGCAGGTGCAGCCGCAGCGGATCGGTGAGGGTGGTGGGCGTGAGCGCCGGGAGGTATTCGAGCAGCTGCGTCTCGGCCTCGGCGATGCGGGCGTCGAGGCTGGCGTCGAGTTGTTCGGGCGTCTCGGGGCCGGTCTTGAGGAACGAGGCCCACACGGGGAAGTCGGCCTTGACGGCGGCGGCGGTGATGAGGCTGGGCATCAGCGGCGGATGGAAAGGAGGGCGTCCAGTTCGGACTGGAGCAGCTCGTCTGCGAGGCCCATGACCTGCTGCTCTTCGTTTGGTGCAAGGGCGAGGAACGGGCGGTAGACGCGGCCCTCGCCGGGGACGGTGTGGTAGCGGGCGATTTGCGCCTTGCGTGGGTCGTTGATGAGCACATCCACGGCAGAGAGGTCGGCGGCCACGACGTGGTCGAGCTTCGAGAGCATCCCGTCGTAGAGGGAGCGCTGAAGGTTGACGCGGTCGGTGGGCAGTCCCTCGCGCTGGCGCACGCGGGCGTAGGCCGGGCTGTAGGGGCGGAAGGTGCTGCCCTCGCTGCTGATGCCCTCGCGGGTGCGCTTCTGGATGATGCGCTCGGCACCGAGGCCGATCAGGTGGAGGGCGCGTTGGCTGCGGAAGGCGCTGGTGAGGCCCGCCGCGAAGGCGTCGAGGCCGTCGAACGTGTCGTTCATCGCCAGCCTCCCCCGTCCATCCACGACGGGCGCGGCATCCGGCGCTTGGCGAGCGGCTTGAACGTCTCGGTTTCGAGGTAGCGGCGGATGAGGATGTAGGCCGAGGCCACGGCGTCAAGGCCGTCGAGCTTGGTCTTGCGTGCGCCGAAGGCCAGCGCCTGTTTGCGGTACTGCTCCCAATCGTCGTTGCCGGGCACGGCGACGGCGGCGTCGTAGAAGAAGAGGCCGGTCTGGTGCGGGTGGACGAGGTTGAGGATGCGGCTGTCCTTGTCGGCGGCGCGAAACTCGGTGGCGTTGTCCTTCGAGTTGAACGTAACGATGGGCAGCACCGCCTTGCGGCTCTCCAGCCACGCCATGTAGTAGGGCTGAGCGAAGGCCCACTGGCTGAAGTCGTTCTCGAAGAGGACGACGCGGTGGCGGGGCGTGATGCGCTGCTGGTCGAACAGCCAATCGAACAGCACGGCGTAGGGGGCACGCCGCACGAACAGCCCGGTGACGACCACGTGGTGGTTCCGCAGCATGGCGAGCGTGGCCGCGCCCTTGAAGCACGCCTCGGGGGATTCGCCGTAGCTCGGGTCGATCACGGTGATCGAGGCCACGACGTCGGCGGGATCGACGCGGGTGGTACGCAGCCACTCCGGCTTGAAGGTGTCGCCGCTCTCGGCGGGGTCGTCCAAGTACTCGCCGCTCCACACGTCGAACGGCACCGGCGGCGGGCCGACGCGCTTGGCCTCCACGTCCTCGGCGGTGAAGCGCTCCGGCCACGTGGGCGTCCCGTCCGGGTGGAGAATGGGGAAGCTGAAGTGGGTATCGGGGAAGTTGCGCCGCAGCTGAACGATGGGGGCGTTCTCGGCGATGGAGTTGCCGAAGACCATGCAGAGACCGTCGTCTTCCATCTGCCGCCACAGCTCGCCGGTGATCCAGTCGTAGACGCGCTTGTTGTCGGTCTCGCTGCGGACGGTCTCCTTGTTGAAGAGGTCGTCCCCGATGCCGATGCGGATGCGCTTGAAATCGTCGTCCACGATGGAGCGCAGGCCGGTGTTGACCGATCCGGCCACGAGGTGGGTGCTGCCGCCCTCGGCCTTGAAGATGTGGTAGCCTGCCTTGTCCTGCTCGACCTCGATGCCGTAGTCGTACACGAGGGTCGGGTTGCGCTGGATGAGGCGGCTGAGGGACGACGTTCGCGCCGTGGCGATGTCGTCCGTGCGGCAGGCCACGACGGCCATGCCGCCGCGCCCCAGCGCGATGTGCTTGACCATCTTGGCGAGGTACGCGAAGGCGCTCTTGCCCGCTTGGGGGAAGCCGGAGATGGAGAACTTGCCGTGGTGGAGGCCCGCGAGGTGGCGGTGGAGGTCGGAGAAGCCGGAGGTGAAGACGCGGGGGAAGTAGGTGGCGGCGAAGGCGAGGTCGTCCACGTCGGCGGCGGCGCGGCGCTGGCGGCGCTTCTCCGGCGTGAGGTCTCGCGTCTGGATCTCGAACTGCACCTGATCGAGGAACGCCTCGAAGGTGGCGTCTTGGCGTTCGAGCGAGGGCAGTCGGTGGAGCATTGGGGAGCGGCGGCGTAGCGGGCGATTTGCGAGGCGGGCGTTCGGGGACGGCCATAGCCCCGCGATTTTTCGTCCGGGGCGGTGTGCGGCCTCTCGGACAGGTCTCGGACAGGGTTTTGCCTCAGCCCACGCCGAGGCGACGGCGGGCGTCGTTCTTGAAGTCGCGGAAGGCCCCGATCATCTCCGGCGTGACGAGGTCGGGGTAGCTCTGGCGCAGGAAGCCGAGGAAGGCCGTGAGCACCTGATAGGTCATGCCGACTTGGTAGACCGGATCGGTGAGCTTGCGCAGCGAGCTGACGTACTTGGACAGCGCGTCCGCGCCTTTGGGGTCGAGGTTGGGGTTGGATGCGACCTGCTCGACCTTGCGCATGAGGTTGAGCGCGAGCGTTTCCGGGCTGGTGGCCGAGATGAGCGCGTCGAGGCGGTCGGCCTTGTAGTCGTCCCACGTCTTGCCGTCGGCGTCGGGCGTGTTGGCCCAGTTGAGGACGGTCTGCGCGGTCGGTTTGCCGCCGAGGACGCGGGAGATGGCCGTGGGGCCGTGGCCCTCCTCGATCCAGAGGCGTCGGGCTTCGGCGCGTGCTTCGGCGGTGTAGGGAGAGGCCATCAGTCGAGCAGGCGGCTGAGGTCGTTCGACCGGGTGAGCGGGGCTTGGCTTTCGGCCACGTACAGGCCGGCTTTGCGGGCCTCGTCGGGGTGGATCTCCAGCCCCATGCGCCACCACGTCTCGCAGATGGTGGTGTGCTGCTGGCTGTCTACCGGCTTGGCCTTGTGCAGCTCGAAGACCGGGTAGCGCCCGTCGCCGAAGTTGCGGTCGCCGATGGTGCGGATGAGGCGGTTGACGAACGGCTCCAAGAAGTAGCAGTCGTCCACCGAGACCTCGTGCTTGACCTCGTAGCTCGACGGGTGGTCGCCGATCTGAAGCCCGCCGCGCTGCTCGACGGCGTTGGCGTGGCCGAGGAGCGTGATCGAGATGCCTCGGTCGGCGCGGTCTATGAACTCGTCGTGGTTGCCCACCTCGCTCCCCGCCGAGTGGACTTCGAGGCTTGTGCCGTCGGGGGCGCTGCCCCGTGAGCTGGCGGCGAGGGCGGCGAGGCCATCGTCGATCTGCTTGCGGTACTCGGGGGAGCTGCCGGGCGGGTACTTGGCGAGCAGAAACGGCTCGCCCCAGTTTTCGAGGAACGACGCCCACGCCTCCAGTCCGAACTCCTTCAAGATCCAGTCGCGCAGCACCGGCACCATGGCAGGCGTGCGGCGGGACTCGGCGACGAGTGCGGTGTCGGGCAGGTCTTCGAGGCGGTTCTTGAGCGCAAGCTTGATCTGCTTGTCCTTCGGGTCGCGCTTGAAATGGTGCTGCTCGAACGCCTCCCAGCGCGTCGGCACTTGCCTCCCGCCTACCACCTCCCAGTCGAAGTCCACGACGTTGTAGACGTAGAGCCGTCCGTCGTGGAGGGCTTCGAGCAGGCTACGCACGTCAAGCGCGTCGAGGACGGCGGTGAACCAGTCGCGGCGCTCGGTGGCCACGTCGGTGTCGTCGGGGGAGACGAGGCTGTAGGCGCGTTTGAAGCCTGCCCGGCGTGCCAGCAGGCAGCCCGCGACATGACTGTCGAGGCTGGCCTCCTGCATCATGGCGATGAGCGGCCCGGCGTCGCCGCCGTCGTAGCTTCGGCGGGCGGCTTTGTACCCGGCGGGGTTGAAGCGCACGGAGGGGCGGTTGGCAGTGGCGACCTGAAGCATCGGGCGTCGGATTGGACGGTATCAAGGTCCGTCACATGCTCGCGCGGTACATAGAAAAAGCCTTCCAGCTTGCTGGAACGGATGTAGTAGCATCCAGCATGGTTGCCGGGATAGGTTGCGGATGTCTTTCAGGGACACCTTCATGTTCAACCTGCTCGGCCTCTTCCGCAACCGCAAAGCGACTCCGGCACGCACGGCTCCCAAGGCCGCGACGTACCGCAACGCCGTGGCGATTCCGGAGGCCGAGGCCGCGCCGGAGTGGATTCGGATCGTGCCCGTCGGCGCGTTCCCGAACCACCACGACGGGGCGCACGAGATCACCGCGCAGCACGTGGCGGACATGGCGGCGAACTTCGCGGCGCACGCGGTTGATCTGCTCTTCGACGTGGATCACGAGAGCCTGTGGGGCAACAGCCGCGCCGCCGCGTGGAGCGATGCCGCGGAGGCCCGCGAGGACGGCCTGTACTGCCGCTACCCGGTGTTCACGCCGCGTGGGCAGGAGCTGATCGAGAACCGCGAGTACCGCTACTTCAGCCCGGTGTACGTGCTCGACGCCCGCGACAAGGCCGGGCGCGAGATCGGCGCACGGGTGCTGAGCGTGGCCCTGACCAACACCCCGTACATGGACGCGGGCGAGATCGACGCGGTGGGCAACAGTGCCGCCCGCGCCGCTGACGCGTCGGAACCCACCAACCCCACGTCCACCATGACGCCCGAACTTCGTGCGGCGCTGATTGCCCGCTACGGCCTTGCCGCCGATGCCACCGACGAGCAGATCCAGCAGGCCGCGCAGGCCGATACGACGCTCGCCACGCCCGCCACGCCCGAGGCTCCCGACGAGGCCGCGCCCGCCAACGCCGGGGGCGATTCGGCGCAGGTGCCGGAAGCCGACCTCGTGGCCCGCGTCAACTCGCTCCAGCAGCGCATCGACACGCTGACGCAGGAACGCGCCGACGTGGCGGCGTCGCAGCTCGTGGAGACGGCGCTGCAAGACGGCAAGATTCTGCCTGCCGACCGGGCCGTGTGGCTCAACGCGGCCAAGGCGGACTACGCGGGCACGAAGACGACGCTGGACGCCCGCAAGCGCAACAGCGCCCTCCCGTCGAAGATCGTCCCGCCGCCCGCCGAGGGCAAGGGCAACGCCACGACCTCCGGCGGGATGGTGAACGCCGCCGCCGACTTCTTTAAGCAGCAGGGCCGTCGCCCGGCTTGACCCTCTCACGCAAGCGCGGCCCCGCCGCAAGTGCTCCATGAACATCCGCGAAGTCTCGCCGAACGACCCGGTCTCGCAGGTCGCGCTCAACGCCCTGATGGAGGGCGCTCCCATCCTTCAGGACGCCGAGTTCTACACCCGCGACGGCTCGGCGGACACCCTCAAGCAGCGCCGCACGGGCAACGCCTCCACGCTCTTCCGTTCGATCAACGAGAACAACGTGGCCGTGCCGCCGAACCCGGTGTATCTGCCGCTGGCCAAGAAGATCGCCTCGTACGACTCCAAGGTGGACGTGGTGCTGGAGGATCGCAACGAAGATCCGGAAACGGAACTGGCCACGCAGACGCGCCTCGACGGCATCGAGCACGGCTACATGCTCCAAGAGGCGTTCTTCACCGCCGACGAGGGCACGAACGCCGAGGCGTTCAACGGCTTCTCGGCGCTGGTCAAACCCGCGCAGGTCGTGACGCCGACCTCGGCGCAGGTGCTGCAACTCGGCGGCGACGCCGTGAAGCAGAGCCAGCAGGAGTTCGTGGAGGGCTTCCTGAACTTCGCCGAGAAGATTCCGGCGGGCGGCGGGCAGGTCTTTGCCTACATGAACGGCCTGATGCGCACGCGCATGACGGCGGTGGCCAAGGCGCTCGGCTATTACTCGGACGAGCTGGACGACATGTCGCGGCGCATCGAGCGCATCGGCGACGTGGTGATCCGCTCGGCGGGCCACCAGTCCGACGGCACGATGCTGCTCCCGTTCGACAAGACGCTCGGGGCCAACACCAAGACCTCGTCCATCTTCTTCGTTCGCTGGGGCGAGCGTACGGGCGTGACGTGCCTCACGTCGGTCGGCGTGAAGGGCCGCTACGCCGGGCAGGTGGGCAACTTCCTCATCAACAACGTCAACCTCGACATCGCCATCGCCGAGGCGACGCCCAAGAGCCTTTGGGAGTGGCGCGGCGTGGCGCTCGAAGGCTGAACCTGAAACCCCGAGGGTGAGGGGAGACGAGGCCCCGTCCGTCCGATGCTTTGGCACGGGCGGGCGGGCGCTCCCCCGGCCTCACGAACGACCTCGTTTCCATGTCCGACAAGAAGGAACCCATCGTGAACGGCGACGGCACCCGTGGCCCGTCTACCGACCCCGAACTCGACAACGCGGCTGCGGAGAAAGCTGCCGCCGATGCGAAGCCCAAGCAGGCACGCGGCGGCGCGGCCCGGACGAGCGCCCGCAACGGCGCGGCCAACGGCGCGAAGGGCGGGGCGGTGAAGGCGTCCTCCCGGTACACGATCACGGCGCCCAACCGGGGCTTCGCAGGCATTCGCGAGGGCGTGCGCTTCGTGGACGGCGAGGGCGAGGGCAGCGAGGCGCAGGCGCAGGCACTGGCGGCTCGCGGCTACCAAGTCACGGCGATGCAGGCCGAGGCCACCGGAGCTGACCGCTTCCCGCCGGGGCAGAACGACCTCGACTTGCGCGACGTGCCGGGCATCGACTGGTCGACGGCGGTGTCGCTGGCCGATGCGGGCGTGGGCAACGTCTCGCAGCTCGTGGCTGCCGACGCGCCCGCGCTGGCCGCTCGCACGGGCCGCGCCGTCAGCGAGATCGAGGACTGGCAGGCCAAGGGCCGCGAAATCCTCGCCGCGTGGGAAGCCGGTGTGGGCGAACAGCGCGACAAGAAGCCGGGCGAGGAGATCGTCCCGGCCTCGATGACGCCCGACGCCTGAAGGTCGAGCTTCGTAATCAGGCC